GAGTTAGCCACAATCTCTCCTTAGGCGTTGAACGTCTGGTACGACTCGAAGAGACGCTGCATGCGGTCTCGCTCTTCAGCCAAACGCTTGGTGTAAAGCTGGAGGTAGTACTGGGAAGCCTGGGCACCAGCACCAGTAGGAACGAGCGGAGCTCGCTCCGTCGCCTCGATCTGCGACTGCTGGAGGCGTGCCGCCTCGTACGCGGGGAGAAGACGCCAGCAGGCGCCATAGATGATCAGGTCGATAGTTCGCTCGGGCAGGCCGGTTGTGGCCTCATAGGCGTCTGTGTTACTAACAAGAGTGTTAGGCTTCTTGATGTAAGTAACCCGGATGTTACGACCGGGGACGATGAAGTCACGCATGATCTGGAGTGTCTTGCCGGTAGGTGTAGGTGTGGGCTTGACCTGACCAGGCGTAGTAGACGCCTGGGGATTGAATCGCCAAGAGGACAGGGGGAACCATACGGCCGAAGGGCCGATGGTATTGACCGCCACCTTGTACACATCTTCGACTTCCACTGGCAGTGGGTACTCGTAACGTGCTGCGATCTTCGGGAACTCGAACTCGCCGAACACCCACAAGTCTGGGTACACCGCCTGAATGGTGTCGTTGATAGCTTCCTTGACACGAGCCCTAGGGAACATCGGGTCGTCGGTGATCAGGGTGCCAAGGGTGTGAGATGCAGCGACTGTGCCCTCTGCCCCGCGACCGGCGCCTTGAGCGCCGCCTATCACTGTCACCAGACCGGAGGATCGGTCGAACTTCTTGACGAGGATCAGTTCATCGTCAATCTCAACGAGACCCCGAGAGAGGTTAGTAGTCGTCTCGGGGTCTACCTGAAAAGTAACGTCAGTGGCTGTCATCGGCGCAACAAGGTACGAGATGGAAGCCTGATCCCTGGTGTAACCGAGGAGCTGCTGCTTCACTCGGGAGATGAGTTGGTCGAACGTGACAGCCATGGTTCTCCTTAGCCGAAGACGTAGCCGTTCAGGGTTGCGGAGCTGGTGCCGTTAGCACCAGCGGTGAATTCGATCGTGATGTCGTTAGTGGCAGGGGCTTCGCAGAGAACCTCAAAGTAGGCTGACTGGGAAATCGTGGACCCTGCAAGTCCTGCTAGATTGATTCGGCCAATCACGGTGCCCGACGCGGGGACGGACAGGTTTCCGTTGACCGACACTGTCGGGGTAGAAGCCCCGACGCCTGAGACTGTTGCCGACATAGTGAGACTGCCCGTGTACTTGAAGCCAGCGGGCACAGTCACCAGAGTGCCAGTGGCGCTGACCGTGTTGCACTTGATCTGACTCGTGAGTGGGGATCCTGTCATCATGATGAAAACTCCTAGAGTTCGGCCCAAATGAACTGAATATTCCAGAGCTGGTCAATGTCGCCAGCCGGAGTCCTGAATACGATTCCCTGCCCTGGTGCACACACAAACGACCCACCGGGCGGCACTGACGTGTTACCAATGGCGGAGGCACCCGAACCTGCCGTCGTAATGACTGGCGAGAAGCCGATGAGCGGACCGTTGAACAGGGTAGTCGTGGGGTTGCCTGTCCTGACCTCAACTTGCGGGTCAGGCTGCGTGAGGAGGAACCTGTGGACGCTGGAGCCAGCGACGAGAGTTCCTGCGCTCGCTGCGCTGATCCTAGTCACGGTCATGGAGTTGGTTACGGTGGTTGCGCCGCCAGACCAGGAGGTGACAGTGGCCGAGAAGGCCTGCATCGTCTTGGTGCTGGACGCGGGATTGAAGAAGGACACGAAGTTGTTCGCTGCGACCACACCTGGCGTATCCACCAGGGTGTAGAAGTAGAACTGGGTACCAGCCGCCACGGCTGGTATGGAGTTGACTGTTCCGGATACGACGAGAGGATTTGCTGCACTACTTTCGACGGAACCCACTGGATCCCCCTATGTATAAGCAGAGTTATAAGACTCCTAGGTTGACATGACGGTGCAGGTTACGCTACCGCCACCTGCCACGGTTGTGGACACGACGCCACGAACATACCTGAACGCGACGTTGGACAAGCTGAGCTGCTGGTTAACTCCGGTAGCGAGAGCGGCGGACGAAGAGATCTTCACCCAGTTGGTTCCATCCTGACTGACCTGAAGGTCAACGACGCCAGCGGTAACAGTCCCGTTGACTAGAATGAACATGCTGATGCAGTTGACCGCATTACCCCAGTCGACCGTGGTGCCGTTACCTGTGGTCGCCGAGCTCAGGGTGGTGACGGCAGTCACCGACCCGACCCTGATGACATCAATACTGCCTGCCTGGCTTCCGCCAGTTCCGCCACCAGTGTTAGGTATCAGGCCTTCAATCCTGACTACCATTTCAGCCATTGTCGGCCTCCTTGATTGCAGCATCTACCTGATGCTGTTGGGTACCGGCAGGGCTCAAGCCCTGCCGGACTGCTGACTCGTAGCCATTCAGCTCCTTGTCCCACGCCCGCTGCTTCGAGCTGTACCCGTCATTGACGTGAGGAGACACGTTCAAGTTCTTTGCCCTGAGGCATTCACCGTAAGAACGGTGGTCCTTGGTGGGGCAGGAAGATGCACACATCAGGAGTCCTAGTTGTAGAAGCTGAGCACATCCCCAACAGGGATGACCGGCATGGCGTTAGTATTGATCTTGTCGATGATGCTGTTGAAGTCTGTCTGACTGATCGTGGACGTATCCGTGGGTGAGCCAGTACTCACCTTATGGAAGGTGAGTATGAGCCACGTCTGATTAGTCTTGGCCAGATCCAGATCACCGGTAGTGGCTGTCGTCAGGTTGGTTGGAGAGTAACCACCGGAGAAGCTGGAGATGGAGGATATGGATCTCAGCCTGAACGGGTCAGCCGGAGGGAAGGTCTCCTTGGTTTTGCTATTGGTGGTCCTCGCGTACCTGAAGTACTTCTGAACGATGTCGGTAGTACTGAACCCATCACTCGTGGTCCCGTACTGTCCGAGTGGATAGGCCGTGCCATCCCCTCCCCGCCACCCGTCAGAGACGGTGTATCCACGCATGGTGGCCAGGTCTGCATCCAACTGATTAGCAGTGAGGCCGGTGTAGGTGACGCTGTGATCGGCATCAGTGCTTGCGTGAGAGGCTATCTCCCAGCCCATGCGATCCTGTAGGTCGCGCAGCTCCTTCTCGCTCAGACGGCCGCTGGTGCCCACCAGATCCCTGATGGTGTAGATGCTGGCGGGGTAGCCATACAGGTCAAGCCGGGGCTTTCCGTTATCGAAGGCACTCTGCCAGCAGTCGTCGAAGCAGATGCTCACGACGCCATTGGGGAAGGCTGCCGATGCGTCAGAGATGAGCTCCACGCTCTGGTAGTGCGCAGTAACCGGGGCCGTACCATCATCAGTAACCTGAAGCCTTATGTCGGTCAGGCCGGAACGCGTAGGCGTTCCGGAGGTGGTGGCATCATGGAAGTTGAGGGTGACGGTAAGCCACTGTCCAGAGATGATGAAGTTCGACCCGACAGCTCCGCCCTGAATTATCCACTTGTAGTTGTTGGCAAAGGAAGAGGTGCCGAGGAACAGGTTCAGGCCCACCATGTGCGTGATGTCGTCAACCTTCAGGCGAAGTCGTATAACCTTGCCCGTCGTGTCGAAGGCAGATCCAGCAGTCTTGCTTACGTTAGCCGCTGCGCCCGTACCACCAGTGGTGATCTTGCAGGCCTGAGTGCCGAGTATGAAGTCGGTTGTGTCATTGGCCACGAATGTGGATCCAGCGTTGTTCACGAACCCGTGACCACTCTGGAAATTAGTCAGGATAGAGGTGGGCTGCCGCCATTGCGGCAGCCGCCGGATAGGAGGGTTGGTCATTGCTGTTGGATCCACCGCAAACTGTGTGTACGGACCAATGCCGATCATTCCATTGCTTGGAGCTACCATCATCCCCCCTTACATCGGCACGACTCGAACGTGCCACCACATACGGGGCACCTGTTATCGCTCATCGGTGAGCCCAATGACGCCAACCTTCTCCCACGGTACGAGCACAACCTCAGTCTGGGGAGCGACGTGCATGTCCCAGCGGAACTTGATGAACCGGTCGTCATAGTCAAGAACCTCCAGACCAGTAAGGGTCCGTCCGCCAATGTCGACATTGACGATCTTCCCGATCTTAAGCAGACCGGGCTGGTCTGCGATCTTCGGCTTCGGGGGCATGGGCGTTACTCCTAGTCGTGGTACTTCGGTCCGAAGTGCGTGGTATAGATTCCCTGCGCGTGAGAATCATGGCTTGAGCCGAGAGGAGCTTCCTCATGCTTGTCCATGACTCGGAAGAGGCCAGATTCAAGAATGCCCTTCTCGTTGTGCTCGATGTTCGTGGTGCGACCGCCAGGGCCAGCAACGTCCATGGGGTCATAGTCTTCCCGGTCCTCATGGGCGGGCTTGAACAGATCCATGGTGGGTTCGTGCGTAACATCAATCTTCTGGTGAGACATGGTCACTTCCCCTTAGCTGCGTCGCTACGGCCCTTGGCTGACAGCTTGGCCATCTTGGCGGCACCATACTTCTTGCGCCCCACAGCGGCTGCTACAGCAGCCGGATTACGGGCACCTGACTTCTTGGCTGCGGCTTCAACCGCAGCAAACCGACCGCCAGCACCAAGCTTGGCCTTCGGGTTAGGCTTAGCCTTCTTGGCTGCCATTGCTCCTCCTAGGACTGCTCTATCAGCAGCCAGGCAACCGTGCTGGTGTCCGTGCCGCTGGAACTGTTGATGGTAAAGCTGACGCCATTGCTCCTCGCGGAGGACAGATGGCCGACCGTTCCACCGGTCGTCTCGCGGGAGAGGAAGATCCTCGTGTTGGCGGTAACGCTGTTGTTGGTCACGGTCACTGTCCCTGCAGCCAGTGTGGCAACGCCCATTCGGGCGTTGGTTCCCGACTTGATCTGAATGCCGCCACCCAGAGTTCCGAAGTTAAGGCCATCCTTGGCGCCAGAGAACACATTCCACTGGCCTGAAGACTGGCCTGCGTTGCAGGCCAGGTATCCATTGACGGTGGCGTTAGTGTTGACCGTAAGGTTGGTGTTGATTGTGACGTCACCAGTGAAGGTGTCGCCAGACTTCGAAGCCTTGCCTGCGATCTGGGATGTGTTGGTAGCTATGTTCGTAGTGTTCGCCGCGATCCGGGTATCCTGATCGGTGAACGCAGCATTGACGGGAACATCCCAGTTCAGTGTCCCCGCTGGAATCTGTGCGTAAGTCACTTACCCTCCAAAGGGTCCACTGCCGAAGCCTCCGAATCCGAAGCCTCCAGGGCATGGAGTGAAGTTGGCGGAGGTGGCAACACCAGAAGCGATGAGATCATTCTGAACCTCTACCGTTATGTGATGTTCGTAGCCACCCCGGAAGTAGTGAAGGCCAGCCCTGGCGGCTGGATAGAAATCCGTGTCCAGCTCATTAGGGTTAGGCGGAAGGTTCACCGCTCCGATCTCGTTGGTGTACGCGTCGTAGCGAACCTCTTCGTAGACGTGAGGAGACACCTCCACGGTAGAGACTCCCCTGTCCATGCGGAACCGCTCCATCAAGCGGTTCCAGGCGAAAGGAGCCTCCGCAACCGTATTCGTTTTGTAGATCACGCAAGTAGTCACGAAGGCCCCTTTCGGTTAAACGCTAGCGCCGAGCGAGAACCAGTTGGTCCCGTCGGAGTACAGCTCAGTCGAAGCCGGAGTCGCACCGGACGGCAGCGTCACAGACGCTGCACCGTTGATCGTGCCGCTCGCGGCGGAGACGGTGACAGCGTTGGTCGAGCCAGTGCTACGGACGATGTAGTTTCGTCCAGGCTGGACCGAGGAAGCAGCCGGAACGGTGACCGTAAAGGCGCCACCCGCCGGGTTGCAAAGCAGAACATAATCGTTGTTCGTGAGCGTGGTAGCTACAGTCGTGGACCGGATAGTGTATGACGTGTCGTCGAAACCAGACATGGATCCTCCTCAGTTTTCTGTGATGACGATGGAGTATGTTTTACCGTACCTAAAGGGCGCCTCGCCGATAGGCCAGCCAACTGAGCTGTTCGCAATATCGAAGGTCGCTACAACAGCACTGCTGTTACCGCTGGCGTATCCCCTAAGCACTACAGACGTAGAGCTCTGTGACTGCTCATTCTCGGACGACAGGGTGAACTCAGGTGCCACGGTAAAGATGATATCTCCGGAAGCCATTCAATCTCCTTGACTTGAAACAAAGGAGGGGCCCGAAGGCCCCTCCTGATTGTTACGCGTACGGGCGAGCCGAAGAGGTGGTCTGAGCCACGATCATAGACTCGGGACGGTACAGGGACCAGCCAGCAACGCCGTACCAGCCAAGCGGCTGGAAGCGAGTCAGCTTGTCAACGACCGGACCGCGAACCGTGTGGAACTCCTCAGCAACAGCCTCAGCAAGAGCCTGCTGGCCAGTGAAGTACGTGTTGTACACACGGGCCTGGTTGGCGCCAGCGCCAGCACCAGACTGGACGTTCTGCGCACGAGGAGTCTCGATGTAGCAGGCACCCTCGTACTCTCCGATCTCCGCAGCCCAGATGTTGCCAGCAGCAGAGTAGTTGTGCGGGTCACGCCAAGCCGCAGCACCGGTCTCACGGCGCAGGTCGAAGCTGACCTGCGGGTGGATGTACGCAGTGTAGTAGCTGCCCTTGTTCGGGTGAACCTTGTTCGTCCGGAGCTGAGTCGTAGCGAAGCGAGCCATGTTCGAGGAGAAGACAGAGTTACCGTTGTCGGTCGGGCCAGCATTACCGACCGAGGTGAGGGCAACCGGGTTGGTCGGCGTAGATCCGAAGCCGTAGCCGAGGGCACCTGAAGTACCGTCACGGCGAAGGGTCTGCGTGCCACCCGCGAGAACATTCTGAACCAGAAGGTCAACAGAGTCGACCAGGTTCCACGCCACCTGGTTAACCAGACCGGCAGTAACGTCGGTGAAGCTGAACAGGTCAAGCTTGTTCGAAACGAGGATCGCGTTACCGTACTCGTTGAGAGTCACGGAAACAGTGGTCGGGTTACCGGCCGCAACGGCGTCCGGGTCAACCAGTTCGTTAAGCGGCGTAACCTGCTGAACGAGGTCCTGGTAGATCTCGAACGTGACAGACGAGCCGGGCATGGCCTGCTGCACAGGCCGCTTGTCCGCTACCATTCGGAACATGGGCTGAGCACGCAGTGCGAACTCAAGGGCCCGGTCGAAGGCAGTCTGGACAAGGTTGGCCATGGCAGAAGTGCCGGTAAAGGCGTTAGCCATCATTCACTCCTTTAGGAAGTCAGCCCATGCGCTGTGCATTCTGCATTGCAGCGATGAGCTCTGAGAGGTTGTTAGCGCTGCCGACAGCGGCACCAGCAGCTTCCAGGTTCCCCATCGGAACGCCGGTCTGCCCTGCCTCGGTCATACGCTGGTACTGAGCCTGCATGGACGCAGGCAGTGCCGGTTCAACCGGCTGTTCGGCAACGGGCGGGGTTCCGCCCTGGTTGCTACCGAAGACGCCTCGCATGGTGTCAACCCATGCCTTGGCCTTCTCCGGATCTGCGGGCCCCTGGTACACATCCTGTGCACCGGGAACGCCCAGGGACTCAAAGACAGTGGCCATCTTCGACTTAGTCTGCTCTTCCAGGAAGCTCGTCAGCTTCGAGTTGAGCTCATCGTTCTGTCGCTTCATAGCCTCGTACGCCTGGCGGAGAGCCTTCGGCCCTGACAGTTCGGTGTTGTCGCCAGTCTCCGTAGCGTCGTTCTCTTCGTAACCCCACTGGTTCATTCGAACCCTCCCTAAGGTGTGCATGCCAAACATCCCGGGCTGGGGAGCCCGGGTGCCGCTCATGCTGATTAAGTGAATGCCGGTCTTCTACTGACATGGGGCCGGTCGATCCATGTCGAGTGGGCGGGCAGGAATCGAACCTGCCCTAGCTCCCTACTGAGCTCCGCCCTGCTGGCCAAGGCCAGCTCTTGCACCGCCGGTGGCGCCACTGAAGGCGCCACGCTCCTGCGAGAGGAGCTTGCCCTTCTTGGCTGTTGCTCCAGCCTCTCCCTCGAACACCGACTGCTCGGCAGTCCTCTGAGTCCACTGGTCACCGTAGATCTGACCCAGAGTCTTGAGCGTATCCATCTCCCCCGCAATCTGCTGATAGCCAGCCTGGGCTTGCTGCTGAGATATGCCAGCAGTGGCAAGCTGTTCAGAGTAAGACTGATCGAAAGCCAGACCCTGATGCAGTGCCTCTGCTCCGATCGCCGCTGTAGCGGCGCTCTTCTGGAGGTGAGGCAACGCCTTGTTCGGATCAAGGAAATAAGCAGTCATGTCGCTGTCAGAGATGCCCATCTGGTTCAGGGCCTTGCGATAGTCAGGGTTTGCAAGCGTGGTCGCTTGCGTTGCCAGATCTACGCGGGACTGAATCTCCGAGGGACTGATGTTCTTGCCGATGAAGTCCACGAAGTCAGAGTGCTGATCGTAGAAACCGGCAGGCAGCCCAGCCTGTCGCATGATCTGCTCGTAGCTAGCTTCAGTGGCAAGATACTCTGCGGGGGAAAGGACGGGCAGGCCCATCTTCTTGCGCTCTTCATTCCCCGCAAACCTCTGCTTGTACTCCGGGGTGTCCTGAAGCAGGATCGAGATCGTGTCGCCAGAGTATCCATTCTTGACGTAGTCGAAGATCTTCCCGGCGAGCGAACTCAGGCCATACGACTTGAACAGGGCACTGATTGCCGTAAAGGCATCCCTGTCTGCTCCCTTGAGGAGCTTCTCGTACTGTCCCGTACTGGTGTAGTACTTGGTAGTGAGGTCAGACTTGCGCTTGTCGATGCTGGTTATCTGCCCAGTCAGTGACTTCTGCTGAGCCTGGAGCATCTTGAGCCGCTGCTGGCTCCCCTTGTCCTTGCGCCCCTGAAGGACCTTGATCTGAGCCTGCATAAGGTTGAGCTGCCTTGATGTCTGCTGTCGCTGACGGTCCATCTGCTGAGTCTGCCACTTGTACTCAGCCTCAGTGATGGTCACAGGCATCTTGGCGGTCCTGCTAGCCCGACTCATTGGTGAGTCGCTGGGCCCCCACCGCTTCGCGGCTTCCCTTGCTCTCTCTACTGGTGTCGCCATGTCTCTCCTTAGAACTTAAGGCCGAAGTCTGACAGCACCTGATGGGCTACCTGCATAATGCTGTTCTGGGCATTCTGTGTCTTACGCCAGCGAGGATCATTTCTCAGATCATTCTCGAACTGCCAAAGCGGGGTGGTGGAGATCTTCCCCCCAGGATCCTTGGAACCCTGAAGGGCCTTCTTGATCGTCGGATTGAACAGGTTGACGCTGCCCCCGGGCAGCTCTAGGATCTGCGCCATCGATTGCATGTACGGAGAAGCGATGTCAGCCACAGTCTGGCCACCCTCGATCTGCTTCGAGTACTGGGGGAACATCGCCTTAGCCTTCTTCTGCAACTCGCTCTTGTAGTCCTGAGAAGTAGCAATGCCACGCACAACATTACGAGACTTATCTGCATACCAGTCACCAGACATGGTGACACCCATGGAGTATGCGTACTGGTGAAGCTCATCCCAGACTTCCCCGCCCTGACCCTGATGCTTGTCTCCCGCGAAGTACACGTACTGACCAAGAAAGTAACGAGCCTGAGACTCATCCCACCCCTTGGCCACCATGTTGTAAGCGGCCTGGTCCATCTTCTTGCGGGTGAACGCAGACTCGACGATGCCGAGCTGGTTGCCCATCTGCCTCATCTTGATCTTAGCCTGATCAAGCTCCTGCTTGGCTGTGGCTGGATCGGTGTACTTCTTAGTCAGATAGTCTTTCTCGGTCTGACTGTGAGTCTTCCACCAGGTAGTTCCCTGAAGCTCCGCCTGGAACTTGGCTGGAGTCCAGCCCCCAGAGACGGCATTCTTGAAGAGCTTCTTCAGCTCGGGGTTAGCATTAAGGAAGTCGGAGGTAAATCCGTAACTGGCAGCCAGCTCCTTGTCACTCAGCTTGGGCTGAGTGGTCTGAAAGCCTCCATCGCTCGAAGTGTTAGTGATATCGGCTCCAGAGCCACCGTAGTACTGCTGATAGGCGCCACTGTTGTACGTGGACCAGGGGCCCCAGTGGGCCCCTCCTCCCGACATCTTGTACGCCACCCTGGCGTTAGTCAGGGGATCGAACAGATCGTCATTGCTGGACAGTCCGTACTGACGCCTGCGCTCGGGGCCCATGCCTCCGAGCATGTTGATCTGGAACAGGCCGTAGGAGTTGTCTCCGGTACTGGCGTTCGTGTTGTGGGCTGATGCATTGCCTGACGACTCAGCCATGGCGATGGCGTAAGCCATCTTCAGGCCGTTGCCAGTAAATCCAGCCTGACGAAGGATGCTCATAAGATCCATGACTTCTCCTTACGCCATCAGGCCCATATCCTTGAGCACCTTTACTCCGCTGTTCATTACCTGATCCTGCGCTGCCTGCGTCTTACGCCAGCGAGGATCGTTCTTCAGCGATGCCTCGAAGTCTGTGAGGGACATACCTGTAGGCTTGCCCTGAGGGTCGAGCCCATTAAGGGCTCGCCTGATCGTAGGATCCTTCAGATTGATCGATGTGTACGGAAGTTCCAGATCCTTGGACATCTGCTGGATGTACGGGGAGGCGATGTCCATCATGGTATCGCCGCCCTTGAGCTGTTCCGAGTAGGCGGGATACATCCCCATGGCCTGTTCGGTGATCTGATCCTTGAAGTCCTGGGGAGTGGCGAGCTTTCTGGCAATAAGTTGAGCCTGGTTCTTGATGGACTGTTTATCCATGTCGATACCCTGGTTGTACGCGAACTGTCTGATGTCATGCTCGTACTGACCGGCAGCGCCCGTAAGGGTGCTGCCGTTGTCCTGGAACTTGATGTACCGACCCAGCGTGTCCCGGATAAGATCCTCATCCATGTTGGTGGTGAGGGCTTTCTCCGCTATGCTCCGAAGCTTATTGTGCGGGATAGAGGCACCCATCTCCCCAGCGAGCTGCTGGATCTGAACGGTGATCGCATCCATCTTCGCGTTGTACGTGGCAGGGTCTGTAGCCTTCTCCATTTGCGCCTGCTTCATGGAGGTCGAGTTCTCTTTCCACCACTTCGTGTCTCCGAGGTGAGCTTGGAACTGGGCTGGGGTCCAGCCGTTCTCAACCGCCTGAGAGAAAACTCCACGAAGCTCCTTGTTGGAGTTCAAGAAGCTGTACGCCCACCCGTACTCAGCAGCCAGCTCCTCAGGAGATAGCTGTTTGGTATCGGTGGGATTCCAGTCGCCAGCGCTGCCACCACCCTGGACACCGGCGGACCTTCGTCCGCCCATGAATGTTCCCTGGTAGTAGCCGCCTGTCATGTCAGTAACCTCCACGCCCTTGCCGGGGCGTGGGGCATGGATCATCTTGCCGTTACCGATATAGATGCCGACATGGTCAGCGCCCTTATGGCTGGGATCAGTGTCGAAGAAGACAAGGTCGCCAGCCTGAAGCTGGTCCATTCCGACGCCCTTGCCTTCACCGATCTGTGAGTAGGTGGTGCGGCTGAGGTTGATGCCGAAGTGCTTGTACACCTGCTGCACAAACCCGGAGCAGTCAACTCCAGAGGTGAGGTTGGTGCCTCCCCACTGGTAGGGCGTCCCTATCCACTGCTGAGCCCAGGACGCAATGTCCGCTCCGTTAGCTGCCATTATCCACCCCTGATCTTCTGCATCAGTGCATCCATGTAAGTGGTCGCTGCCTGATAGGCGCCGTACTCGGGATCTGCCTTGGCTGCCTCTAGCGCCATCTGCTGGCGAGTCCCTTCCTTGACGCCACCCTTGGTGGTTGTCGTCTGGCTCTGAAGCTCAGAACCCTTATAGGAACTCGTTGTGGTGGCAACAGTCGGATTGGCCTTCTCGTACGCATTAAGAGACGTCTGGAAGCTGGATACTTCCTTCTTCGTTGGATCCCTGCCCAGGAGCTGCTGTGCTGCCTGGTAGAAGATGGCCTGAGCGTCAGCCCTAGTGGACAGGTCGTACGCAGTCTGCGTCTGCGTAACAGTGCGGGGAGTCATGGCTGCGGCCTGAGTCGACTCCCTCTGCATACGATCCTTGGCGAGAATATCCCAAGGCGAGATGTTCGTCTTGCCCGCACCATAGTAAGAGGCGGCCTGCTTGACGTAGTTACCCCATAGGTCAGCGAGATTACTATCACTCAGGCGGGTAACATCAACGCCTGCCAGCCCGAGCTGAGTCAGGAACTTATCCTTCGTCTTGGAGTCGAACTGGTAGTAGAGACCGCTGGCAGCGCTGACGGTGCTCAGATTACTCACGCCAGCCTGGCCATGCCGCCTGAGGTTGTCGTAGTAATCCTGAGTGCCGGGAGTGTACTTAGGCCCCAGGTAGACGGTTCCACCAGTTCCGCCAACAACACCGGCAAGCCCAGCAGCGGGGGCTGCGCCCCCGCCACTGTTCATCCTGTTGACGGCTGAGTTAAAGCTGCTGTTCTCCTGCTGCTGCTGACGCTGCTGGGTAGGCGACTGGCCGCCCATTCCTCCCCCACCGCCGGAGCCAAAGCCTCCACCAGCGCCACCGCTACTAGTATCCTGTGGCATTCTGATCCTCCGCCGTGTTGTTCAGAACATCCATGAAGTCCTGGGCGGACTTGCCGACCAGGCTGTTGTTCTGTGAGTCCATTTCATGCTGCTTGTCCTTGCTGATCTGGACATCCTTGTTGAATCCCATGTCGGTAGCGAAGTACCTGGAGTGAATCCAGGAGAACTTCGTGTCCGCCTCGATGAGCTTCGTGGTGAACTCGTCCCACTGGGACTTCAGGTCAGCGTTAGAAGCTGCGGTCGGATCGTTAGATCCGCCGTAGATCTTCCGAGTTTCCAGTGCAGTCTGCATCATCTTGCGCTGTTGAAGATAGGTGCGCAGGGTGAAGATGTCAGACCTGATGCCCACGGTGCCGTCAGGGTTGACGGCCTTAGACCACAGCTCTGGGTCATCTACAGCATTCTGGAGGTCGAACGCTGTTCGATCGTACTTGCCCTTATCAAGCGAGCTCCACTGCTTCTCCCACTGCTCGTTGTAGTAGGGATTCTTGGAGCCATCGGGGAAATACTGCTTGGTCAGGGTGTCTATCATGGACGTCTTCTGATTCTTCAGGTCAGCCGCCCGGGAGTCATCGAAAGACTTCAGACCACGGTCGAAGAGCTGAGAATACAGGTTGTCCATGTACGAGCGGAACTGCTGCCACCCCCGCGACACCTGAGCCTGATCGAATGCCTCACGTGCAGACATCTTCGTTCGGTCCGTCATGTTGGACGCCACGTCCGTAGAGTGCGTCCTCTGGTAGTAGTACGCACCCTGAGAGTAGGCTCCATCACCTTCAGAGCCAACAACGAGACCGGCATACTCGGGACCCAGCTTCTCAATCAGGTCCTGGTAATGCTTGCTCATCTTCACACTCTCCGCCGTGGGGCGGAGACCTGTGTTGTTCTTCGACATGGACTGGGTGAACATGTAGAACGAGTCGCCGTACTTGTCATAGAACTTCTCGTCAGCAGTCTTCGGATCAAGTTTCTGCATCCGGTTGTACTCGTCCCGGAAGTACTGGTACGGATCCTGGGCATTCACCGAGAACGGCAGCCCAAAGGCTGCCGCTGTGCGGAAGATGGTCCATCGGTCAGCACGGTCCTTCAGCTCACCCCAGGTGGGCTGAGTCTTCCTGAGTCCAGCGTGCCACTTGTAATCCTCGACCTGCATCATGTAGAACAACGCTCGTTGCTTAGCATCGCCCATGTCGTCAGTGGAGTCGCCTAGCCTCTTTCCCGTGGTGGGGTTAACAAAGTTGGTCCACGAATCCTGCGGGCCGAAGGGAAGAACACCCATCTTCTGTGCCCAGTCAGAGAACTTGGGATCCTCCTTGGCGAAGTGGTTGGCTGCGATCTGCACCATAGGCCCTGCCCCTACGGGCAGTGCCCCATCTCCGGTATTGAGGACGATGTTCAGGCTGGACATGGGAAGTACCAGACTGGCGTCGTGATCAAGACCAGTAGCCTTCTTGAACGCAGCACCACCAAGGTAGTCGGGGATCTGGATGAGGATCTTCCGGTCCGAGAACTTGGTGAGCCTGCGCTGACCCGTAGTCGGGTCAGTTGAGTATCCAGCAGCATCGACAGGGTTACCGTTTGAGTCAACCGTTAGACCAGCTCTCGCGGGAGCAGAGTACACCTGACCCACGTGGGCCAGGACGTCAGGCTTGTCACTGATGATCCGAGCCCAGCGGTTCCAGGATTCCTGAGTCGCACCAAAGAATGCTCCGAAGTGACGCATGGCGTACGCCATCTTCGTCTCATGATCCATGGTGAAGGTGTACTTCTTGACCTCCTGAAGGGCCTTGCGTCTGGCCACATTCTCAAGCTGAGCACGCTCGGCCTCAGTGATGGCGGTACGGCCCTGGCGCTCAATGATGCTGTAGCTGTCAGCCAAGTGGTTCTTGTACACCTGACCGAAGAGAGGATTCCTCAGCAGCTTCGTTGCAGGCATCTCAGAGGACAGTCGGTAGAAGCCGCCGATAGCCTTGTCCATGAGCTGGGAGATCTCGGACTGACCACTCGCATACGCCCAACGCTCCGCGTTGACCATGGGGCGGGCGGAAACAGGGATAGCCTCAAGCATCTCCTTGGTTAGCTTGCCCTGAAGAAC